CAAACCACCAACTCACTGTATTTTTATGTCCACCAATACGCAAAAGGCGCTGGCTGCAGCGTCTGCGCTTCTTCTTGGAGTGCCAACAGCAGCATTGTCTCACACCAACTCTATCGGATATGTTGGTGCCAGCGGCGGAACAGTTACATTTTGGTATGGTTCTTGGCACTCGGGAACTACCTTCACAGAAGGTTCTATGACTTTACAGGGCGTCAACGGAACCACATTTACACCAACAACCGTCAACTGGACACTTCTTCAAAATACAACACCAGACGGATTAATTCCTGGTACAAACTATTTCCAGTCTGATGGAAATAATCTTATTCCTTATGGGGATCCTGCCAGATTATATGGAATGGATAGTTACACTTGGCAGGGTGTTACATTTACCAGCTTGTCTGCTGGAGATTATCAGTTTACTTATAACCCAATCGCACAACCAACGATGGACTGGGATCCATCATCGCAAGTTATTCGCACAGGTACAGTAACTCTTTCCGCTGGTCTTCTTTCTGGCGACGCTAATCTTAATGGTATTCTTGACATTTACGAGACAGGTGGAACTCCTCCACCACCAACACTGGTAAGCTCTGCTCTTACTTATAATGTGGTTGCCAGTGTTGCTGCTCCTACATTTACTTCCAATACTGTTATTACTCACACATCTTCTGAGAGTGATGGAAAGCAAACATTAAACTTTGATGCTGCTACAACTGTTACTGCTACAACTGTAACGACCACCACAACCACACCAGTCACAACTGATACTTATAGTGACAACTCTACTGTTGTTACAAATGGAACACCTGTAGTCACCACAAGTTCTTCAAGTCAGTCTGCTACTTCACATCAGTATGCTGACTATTCTGGTCGTATTGATCAACTGGAAGTTCTTAATATCATTGCTGATACTACTAATGGGTTCCTTATTCATGAACCAATCACAAATCACAAAAAGAGATTTAGATTGTTTGAGAATAGTAGAGTGATGAAGTCTTATAATGCTGATGCTTATGATGGATTTACCACTATTTTTGGTGGTGGATTTGAATATGATTTAACAAAGGGATGGACTGCTGGAGCACACTATAATGACATCTATACTGAAATGCAAGGTGTAGATAGTCTTTCTCACCTTAAGAGACAGCATGTAGGTGTATTCAACAGTTTCCATGGTAGAGATCTAGCACTAGTAACTAATGCTGGTGCATCTCAAGACAAATATGATTATGCAAGAACACTTGAGTATCAGTTTGGAAACTGGGGTAAAGTAGAAGGTCAACAGTGGTGGGTTCATAACAGATTGTATGCCAACAACTCTGGATGGTTCAAACCATTCATAGGACATACAGTTAGAACTGTGAAGAGGGATGCTTATGTTGAGACTGGATCTGTTCAGTCTGCCAGAAGTGTTGAGGCATATAATGAGACCACACATGTTGGTGAAGCAGGTCTCAGACTAGAAACTAGATTTGGAGGCAAGAAGAAAGATGTTTTTGGCATCTCTGTTGATGGTTCTTATGGCACTGATAATTCTTATGGTGTTACAGCAGCAATAGATTATAAGGAAGTTATTTCTATTGAAGGTTCTCATGATTCAAATAATGGAGTTACAAGTAACTCTGTTGCAGCAAAACTTAAGTTCAGATTCTAAATACTAGGAGGTTATTGTACTACAATGGACATTCTAAATAACAAGAAAAAGGAGAATGCTTTGGGACAATTGATTCGTATTGCGATCTTGAGTTGGTCTGCTGCTTTACTTACAGCATCATATGCAGGTCTTCTTTCTAAGATGGATCCTACTTTTATTGCAACCGTTTTTACAGCATCTGCTGCTACTTTCGGCATTAACACAATGAAGAAAGGTGATGATGATGATCATGAAAAAAAAGAAGAACCAAGAACTGAGTATGTGGTAACTGAGCCTGCACCAGTTTGGAATGATGAAGTTGTTGCTGCTGCTCCTTCTAGAGAAGTTTCTCTTGAAGAAAGAGTTGAAGCATTAGAAACTAAAGTAGATAATGAAGAGGGTGAAGGTTTCGTCACACCCCGTACAGGAGCATAATGGCAAAGTCTGCTAACAAAGGTAAGAAAGGTTCTGCTGGAGGTAAACAATCTAAGCAGAACCAAGGTAATGCCACTGCAAAAAAAGCAAAGAATGGTGGTAAGAAAAAGTGAAGAATGAGGTTTTATGCCACGCGAATGGAACACTCCAATTAGGCAACCCTGGAATCCAGTAATAAAAAAATGTCTAGATGCTGTTGATGAACACATGAGACAGCATCTAGAAACTGGAGATGATTGGCATATATCACAAGCAGAAATCTTAAGAAAATATGTAAAAGACCTCAAGGTATGGATACATAAAGAAGAGGGTTGGTGGAATGAATAGCGAATTTAATGTTGGAGTTTTTATTATCTTATGCTGTGGACTTGCGTTCACAGCATATTGTGTTTTCTATATACTTAGGTTAGCCCATTTGGAGATGCAAGATGAAATACTTAAGTCTGATTCTGTCCCTGACAAGTCTAAGCATTAGTGCTGCGATTGGTGTAGGAGCATATATCACCTATCAGAAAGCACAGAAGATTCTAGAAAATCCAGAAGAGTTCGTTGGTGCTGTTGTAGAAAAGCAAGTCAATAAAGCATTTGAGAAATTACCTATTCCAAAATTAAATACTGGGGGAATTAAACTCCCATTCTGATCTAATGGAAATTCCTGAAATAAATGTACCCAGGGTTGAGGTTCCTGTTGTTCGTCAACTGGAACCACCAGTGTTCACACCACCATCAATAAGAAGTCTGCAGAAACCTGTGGTAGAAGTACCATCTGCAAACTTACCTTATTATGAACAACTTGATGTTCCCACAATGGAACAATGGAAACAGATGGTTGAGGGGCAAAAACAGAACGAAGAGAAGAAAGATGAAATTGAGGAAAAGTCTAGACAACTTCCTCCACCAGCAGCACCACAGATACCTACTGTTCAGACACCAGAATCAGTTCAACAACAGGTAATTCCACCACCAACAAGTTTAGGAGTACCAGTCATTGAAGTACCCCTCATCGGAGAAGTCCCAATTCCTCCTAAGGAGCAAGTTATGCTTGCTGGCACTACTGCTACTGCTTCCGTTGCTGCGGCTATTATTGGGAAATCTTTGGTGGAATGGATGGTAGGTAAGATGAAACCTATTGTCCAGCAGATGTACGTCCAGGCAAAGAAACGACTCCGCCGAGACCTGACGCCTTACGAGTTGCAGGTTGACTTCGCTGCCCAGTTGGATTTGAAGAAGAAGATTGTAAAGGCTTTCCAGAAGGAGTTGAAACTACAGAAGAAGGAACAATTCCTCCAGTGGGAACAACAACAACGTCTGCACAAATCTTTGCATACGGAGACTGAGGATGAAAATGGATTCCTGCCTTCATGGCTTCGCCGCATTTCAAGAGGCGGACGAGTTCAAAATCGAGACGAGCCTTATCGGTCTCCGCCCTCTGGCGATTAGTCCAAACTTCTGCTGCTGCCTTACAACGCTCCTGCAATCCGCCATCTAAGGGTATTGAGATTGTTCCAGAGATACCGAAATTTCTAGACCAATTATCCTTTTGTCCAGTTCGTTCTAATGGAGTTATGGGATCGTTATCTAGGTTGGCAAAATCTTCAAATGGAGTTTGACCACTATTTGTAGTCGTTAAGAAAGGAGTTAGATTAAAGGTTGGCCCTTGACAACTTACGCCACCACCGTATGAGTTGGTAACGTACGGCCCTTGCAATACCTGTACTGCCTGATTGGTTACGCTTCCTGTTGAAGTTGCTTGAGGATTTGCAACTGCTGTGATTGGAGTGTCCCCTTCCGCAAATGCAGGGGTCACAGAGACAGTGAGAACAAGGGCGGATGCTATTGTGTGAAGACACTTGTTGTATCTGTAACTGACATTATGGTCGTGCTTCGGATCACAGTTGTGTCTTTGATCATTCCTGGTCCAGAATAAGTTTCTGAGAACTGGAATGGGGCACCATTTTGCATAATGGTATAAGGTGTTCCTACCTGTGGTGTTGAGGGAATATTGATATTTGTCCCCGTGACTGTGTAACTCCATCCTGTCTGATAATCAATTTGGCGAATAGTTTCATTTACAGTTGTTGTGGACTCCGTATGTGAAGTCATTGTGCCAGAGGTAAAGTTAGGTACGACTGGCACTGCCATAGCGGGAGAAATAAGTCCCGCTGCAACTAGCAGAACGGGAGTTATAGATCTCATTTGAATACACTTAACTCAACACTTCTTTGACCGACTGCCTGAGTTCCAGCACCACCAGCGGTGACACTAGGAACACCAGTGCCAGAAAGAGAACCAGCAAGTGAACCAGCAACACCGCCAGAAGAAGTAGTAACACTTCCGAATGAAGGAAGAGAACCTACAACACCTGAAGTAACAGTCGTACCAGATGGAACAGCATCACCAACAGTAAAGGATTCACTGAAAGAGAATGCCTGACCTGCAGTGTTCACATCATAAGAACCCTGAATTTGGGTAGCAGCAGCAGTAGCACTCGCAGGAGCAGTAAGACCACCAAAGGTTGTGGCAGAGATGTTGCTTCCAGTTACAGCGTAAGAAGAACCGATTCTGGTAGCAGCAGAGGCAGCACCGTCTACAGTAAGTTGTACCGAATCAACAATCTTATGGGTGATTTCCCCTGCAAAGACTGGTGTTGTGAAGAATAACGAAAAGGCTAGGATAAGTCTTTTCATTTTTTTGTTATGACGAACACTAAAAGTATTTATCGGATCCTTGGGTTCAGGGGGGTTGACAGGATTTGGAAGGGGTGCTATGATAAATACATCAACAAAGTTAAGGAATGTAACAACTCTTTAATTTTTGTGACAACCTGCCGTTTGACCGAGACTAGGCAGGTCTATCAATCCGTCTCTCATATCCCTGCTAAGGGTGCAGGGAGCATAGTAACTCCACCATTTCCCTGATGGTCTTACTACTCTTTTCAAAACAATGACTGCTACAATTTCACGTCAACAACAATCGAATACTTGGGAACAGTTCTGCAACTGGGTTACTTCAACCGACAATCGTCTTTATGTTGGTTGGTTTGGAGTCCTCATGATTCCTTGCCTGCTTGCTGCTACAACTTGTTTCATCATCGCATTCATCGGTGCTCCCCCTGTGGACATCGACGGTATTCGTGAACCCGTTGCTGGTTCACTCATGTACGGAAACAACATCATCTCTGGTGCTGTTATTCCTTCGTCCAACGCAATTGGACTACATTTTTATCCCATCTGGGAAGCTGCTTCCCTAGATGAGTGGCTGTACAACGGTGGTCCTTTCCAACTTGTAGTCTTCCACTTCCTTATCGGTATCTACGCTTATATGGGTCGTGAATGGGAACTTTCTTATCGTCTGGGGATGCGTCCTTGGATCTGTGTTGCTTATTCTGCTCCTGTTGCCGCTGCTTCTGCAGTGTTCCTTGTCTATCCTTTCGGTCAAGGTTCCTTCAGTGATGCAATGCCTCTCGGAATCTCGGGCACGTTCAACTACATGCTCGTCTTCCAAGCAGAACACAACATTCTCATGCATCCTTTCCATATGCTCGGCGTGGCTGGGGTATTTGGTGGCAGCCTCTTTAGTGCTATGCACGGAAGTCTGGTTACGTCTTCACTCGTTCGTGAAACGACTGAATCTGAATCCCAGAACTACGGATACAAGTTCGGACAAGAAGAAGAGACCTACAACATTGTAGCTGCTCACGGTTACTTTGGTCGTCTTATTTTCCAATACGCATCGTTCAATAACTCTCGTTCACTTCACTTCTTCCTTGCCGCTTGGCCCGTCGTTGGCATCTGGTTTACTGCTCTTGGTGTTAGCACCATGGCATTCAACCTCAACGGTTTCAACTTCAACCAGTCCATCATCGACTCTCAGGGTCGTGTGCTCAACACCTGGGCAGATGTTCTGAACCGTGCTGGTCTCGGGATGGAGGTAATGCACGAAAGGAACGCACACAACTTCCCTCTGGACTTGGCTGCTGCTTTAAGTAATGTTAAGATAAATATGAGAAATAACTAAGGAGGCTATGACTTCTTCAACACTTTCACAACCTATTTCACAACGGGGATGGTTCGATGTACTCGATGACTGGCTTAAGAGAGACCGTTTCGTTTTTGTTGGCTGGTCTGGACTTCTTCTTTTTCCCACAGCTTATCTTGCTCTTGGTGGTTGGCTTACTGGGACAACTTTCGTTACGAGTTGGTACACTCACGGTCTTGCATCCAGCTATCTTGAGGGTGCAAACTTTCTTACTGCGGCAGTTTCTACTCCAGCAGACTCTATGGGTCATTCTCTTCTGCTTCTCTGGGGTCCTGAGGCTCAAGGGGATATCGTCCGCTGGTTCCAACTTGGGGGACTCTGGACTTTTGTGGCGCTCCACGGAGCCTTCAGTCTTATAGGTTTCATGTTGCGTCAGTTTGAGATTGCTAGATTGGTCGGAATCCGTCCTTATAATGCAATCGCATTTTCTGGTCCTATCGCCGTATTTGTCAGCGTGTTCCTGATGTACCCACTCGGACAATCCAGTTGGTTCTTCGCACCTTCCTTTGGAGTTGCTGCAATTTTCAGGTTCCTTTTGTTTCTTCAGGGATTCCACAACTGGACACTCAACCCCTTTCATATGATGGGAGTTGCTGGTATACTGGGAGGAGCACTACTTTGTGCAATTCATGGCGCTACTGTAGAGAATACACTTTATGAAGACAGTGATCAATCAAACACATTCAAAGCTTTTGAACCAACTCAAGAAGAGGAAACATATTCCATGGTTACGGCGAACCGTTTTTGGTCGCAGATTTTCGGTATTGCATTCAGCAATAAGCGTTGGCTTCATTTCTTTATGCTTTTTGTTCCTGTTATGGGACTTTGGACTAGCAGCATTGGTATTATTGGTCTCGCACTTAATCTTAGAGCTTACGATTTTGTATCACAAGAGATTAGAGCAGCAGAGGATCCAGAATTTGAGACGTTCTATACTAAGAACATCCTCCTTAATGAAGGACTCCGTGCCTGGATGGCTCCTGTAGACCAACCTCATGAGAACTTTGTGTTCCCAGAGGAAGTTTTACCACGAGGCAATGCTCTCTAAAGATACTCCCGATAAATTGCGGGAAATTATCAGAGATACTTTCCCCAACTTATATCGTCCCCCAAAGGACTGGAAGCCTCCTTCCCAAAAAACACTTGACAAATCTCAGCAAACCACCTAAAATACCTAGGTGGTTTTTTATTACCTATGACTGAATACACTATTTGGATTGGTGGCGAACGTTCTTGGCAGAGGACTTATCTTGGAGAAATCGGTGCTGTAGAACTTACCGATGAACAGGTTGAAAAGTTTTTTACCTTCAATGAAGAAGGTGAAATTGAATTCGATGCAGCATTAATTTCTGAAAAGGTTCATAGCTGGGGAGAAGAGAATCCAGAACTTCCTACTTGGGATACAATCACTGATGGTTGCCTTGGCTGGGGAGCTTATACTGATCAGTATGTTGGTGTATGTGACACTGAGGACGATGAAAATCCTATACTTCTGACAGATGTTGAAAGCCTTGGTTACTACACTGAAGAAGAAATTGCAGATGGTCTTCCTGTTGAAGATGAACAGGAGTCTGCTATTTGCGAATACGTTGATGAACTTGATGAACCAGATGGTGTGTGGATGTTGTATCACTCTATTGAGAAGGGTGGTTACGAAGGATCGTTTGAACTACCAGATGGCGAAGAGTTTGATCCTAAAAAACTGATAATTAAAGTACGTCAAATTGCAGATCGCTTTAGTATTGTAACTGGTGCTAGTTACAATGGTGAAGACATTGAAATGACTGGTGACAGCGATGGTAAAGGGATTGATTGGTACATTTATTACCATGGTGAACTGTTTCCCTTTGGCTAAATACCAGATAACTTTTTGAATATATGTAAATTGGAACAGTATTTGGGTACGCATTACATATTGGAAGCATGTGATGCAAATGCAGAATTGTTAAATAACAAGACCTTTATAATGGATTCTTTGAGAGAGTCTATTAAAAGGTCTAATGCAACTCTAATGGATGAAATATCTGTAGAGTTCACACCTCAAGGTATTACTGCAGTATGTCTACTGTCAGAATCACATCTTTCGATTCATACTTGGCCCGAGAAAAATTATGCTGCTATTGACATCTTCACTTGTGGAGAACATTGTAATCCTTTAGAAGCATGTAACTATCTCATAAAAGTTTTTGAATCAAAAAATCCTAAAATACAAGTCATTGCTAGAGGTTACGAGGAAAAAGTAAATGCAAACAAAGTACACGGTCTATTCAAAAGATGGATGTCCATACTGCGATAAGATTGTTCAGTTTTTAGAAGCTGCAAATCTTAATCATGTAGTATACAAACTTGATGATCATTTTACTAGAGAGCAGTTTTATAAGGAATTTGGAGAGGGTTCCACCTTCCCACAAGTTCTTATGAATGATCAACTACTTGGTGGTTGTGCCGACACTGTTTCTTTTTTGATTAATGAAGGTTATGTAAAAGTTTAGTCTTTCTTATGGACAAAATAAATAAAGGTGTTGAATTAATGCTTCGTCGAAAAAAGAGGAGGGAACCAAAAAAAGAACCAAACATTTTTTTAATCAGGGTTGGGAAGATGGTTTCACTCTTCAAAAAAGATATAACCATCTACTTTGAATTTTCCTTGGACTTAAGGAACAAACGTAGAGGAGACTAAAAATGGAATTACTTGCTTTTTCGATCACATTCACAGTTTTATTTTCATTAATGTTTTTAATTGTGGGTGGGCTAGTTGGTTGGGTTGCTAAGGATTACTTTAAGAAAAAGCGAATCCATCCTGAGATGTTTGATGAAAATGGAACCCTCATTCCAGACGAAGTAATTGCATTCAGATTTGATGCAATGGATGAATATGATGAAGATGAAGATGAGTAACTAATTTAAGGAGTTGAAATGACTTTACCTAATAATCCGTTGATG